TTAGATATTGATGGATTACGTGCAACACCCAGCGATGACTTACAAGCTATGGCCGATCGTATCGTGCTTCAGTTACCTGATCTCTTTCACGACTGTTCTTATATAGTTCAAGCTAGTGCTTCTTTAGGTATTAAAAAAGATACTGTTTCATTACACCTATTCTTTTTGCTAGACATGCCAGTACACCCGAAAACTCTAAAAGATTTTCTTCGTAGTTTAAATTACGAGTCAGAATTTCTTGCAGAACAGATTACTTTATCGGCCAACGGCCAAAGTCTTTCGTGCGTGTTAGACCCGTCAGTTGCAGATAACAGTAAGTTAATTTACATAGCAACACCTAAATTTACTGGCGTTGAAGATCCGTACCCAGAAGCTAGATTCATCAAGGTTGACCGTGGCTCAGCTGTTCTTAAAATCTCCTCATCTTTAGTCGGCGTTAACCCTGAAAAGGTACACGCCCTTGGTTTGCAGATTAAAGATAATTTAAGGAAGAAAAATAATCTTCCTAAAAGAACAGGTAAGTTATCTACGGTCAACGTTGCTGGAGAAACACACGAAGTGTTACAAAACCCAGATAAAATGACTATAGAAATTACTCGTGTTGCAGAGCCCTACGTAAACTGTAATGTAAACGGAGGCGACAGTGGAGGTTATTACTTTTTATTATCTAACCCACACCACATGTATAACTTTAAAGGCGAACCTATTTGGGAAATAGAAAAAGCAGACCCTGACTTTTATAGAAGTATATTTGATATCTTTGCAGATAAAATAAATGCAGAAACTAAACAAAAACCAATTGTCTTACGTGATTTTTACACAGACACATTTTATAACGGAGTATATGATGAAACAAAACAACAATTTAGTGAAGACTACCCACTCACGCCTACCAACAAAAACAGTCTTAATGATTTCCTTAAAAGTCATGCTCGCGGTGCCTTGGATTATGTCCCTGATGCTCGTGTCGTATTTGATCCGAGCAGTGACGAAGGTATTAACCTGGACACAATCCCGTATAGCGTAAATCTATTTCGTCGTACTAAATATATGATGGAGCCTAACGAAAATGTAAAAGAACTTTCGTACGGCACTGCCATAGAGATCCAGGACGTTGCACCGAACTTTTATAAATTAGTTATGCACATACTAGGAGATGGTAAACCTGAGTTTGAACATTTTGTTAACTGGCTTGCGTACATATATCAAAACAAACGCAAAGCAATGACCGCATGGATATTTACGGGCGTGCCAGGCACTGGTAAAGGTTTGTTTGTACACAAAGTATTAAAACCTTTATTCGGTGAACAACAAACACCAATGCGTTCATTAGAAAATATAGAAGAACAATTTAATCTTTACATGCGTACTGCAATGTTTTTAGTTGTAGATGAATTTCGTATGGCTGACTCTGGCTCGGTAGGTAAAATGGCTGATAAATTAAAACATCAGATTACAGAACCTACTCTGACTATTAGAGCAATGCGTACAAACCAAATCGAGCTGCCATCTTTCACGAACTTTATCTTTCTTACAAACAGAGCAGATGCAGTTAAAATAGAAGAAAGCGACAGAAGATATAACGTTGCACCACGACAAGAAACTAAATTAGAAATAGCTAATAAACAAGTTATAGAAAATATAGATTTGTTAGAACAAGAATTGTATATCGTGTCAGGGCTACTTCAGCGCTTCCAGGTAGATGCACGTATGGCTCACACGGCCTTAGAAAACGATGCGAAGAAAGAAATGAAAGAAATATCTATGTCTATTATAGAAGAATACGCAAATGCAATACGCATACGTAACTTAGAATATTTTACAGAAGTATTAGACATACCACTTACAAACACTTTTGATGCGGGCGGCATTAGCACGGCACAGCGTTACGTCAAAGAATGGTTAGCACAATCAAATAGTGAACAAGTTATACCACTAGCTCACTTTAAAGTTGTGTACGATGCTATGACTGACAGCCGAAACACTATTTCACAACGTGAATTTGCAAAACGTATGTCCAGATTAAATATAACAACAGCACGTAAACGTGTAAGCAAAGATCGCCAGGCAGGCATTCCGCGCGGAGTTGTATTAATTTGGAAAATAGACAATAATGTACGAAAGGATTTAATCGAAGAACACTTCGACGAAAGGGACTTAGGACTAATAGATGAAGAATCTAACACAATCCAAGCGTCCAGACCTAATCTCAACGGTTAGTGTCAAGGAGGACATCGAGCTAGGCTACATTCCAGCCTGGTCTTACTCGACTTTAAAAACATTTGAGTCTTGCGCTTACCGCTCTTACATAGCTAAAGTAAAAAAAGTACAAGAGGACTTCGGTCCCGCAGCTGCACGTGGCACGGAAATACACAAGCAAGCTGAAGATTATGTAGGCGGACTACTAGCTGAATTACCTGACACCCTTAAAAAGTTTACTTCAGAGTTTAAAAAACTACGCGAAATGTTCGCAGAAGCACAAGTAGAACTAGAAGGTGATTGGGGTTTCACACGCGAGTGGGGAACAACTGGCTGGTTAGCAAAAGACGTGTGGGGTCGGATCAAACTAGATGCGTTCGTACACGAATCAGAAACATCAGCAAGAGTTATAGATTACAAAACAGGTAAAGCTTACGGCAATGAAATTGCTCACAGTCAACAAGCACTTGTTTACGCAATCGGTAGTTTCTTTAGATATCCAGAATTACAAATTGCTAAAACCGAGATATGGTATCTCGACCACGGCACTATGTTAGAACAGGTGTATACGCGGGATGAAGCTATGGTCTTCATGCCCAAGTTACACGATAGAGCAATAGCTATGACTACTGCAACCAAGTTTCCGCCAAACCCTAGCAATTACAATTGCAAGTGGTGCTCGTATGGCAAGGGTGAACACCCTGTTTGCGAGTGGGCAGAAACGTGATACAATAATATTAACGAATAACGAAAGAACGATTAAGGAGTAACGATGAACGATATACCTGTGGCCTACGACCACCAAAAATCCACTACTGATTTCATAGTAGCAAATCCACAATGTTTAATAACCTCAGATCCTGGTACTGGCAAGACTCGTGCAGTTTTAGATGCACATGCTATACTCGGAGGCAAGACATTAGTCTTAGCGCCACTTTCAATATTGGAAGCAGCGTGGGGGGAGGACATTAACAAGTTTCAACCCAATATAAAATATGGAGTAGCTTATGCAAAAAACAGAGAAAAAGTCTTTAAAGACATTGATAACCTCGACATGGTCATCACTAATTTCGAAGCTGTTAACTTTCTACGTAAAAACTCACGGTTCTGTAAGCAATTCAATACAATCGTTATTGACGAGTTTACCGCTTTTAAAAATCGCACAGCCAAACGTAGTAAAAATCTCAAAGATATTATCTACCATTTTACTAATAGGATTGCCATGTCTGGTACTCCTAATAGTAATACTATTCTAGATATATGGCACCCAGCATACCTAGTCGACGACGGCGAGCGACTAGGTGCTAGGTTCTTTCAATTCAGAAACCAAGTTTGTACACCAAAGTTTAATGGCTTTGCAAACGAATGGATTGACAAACCTGATGCAGAAGACGCAGTTGCTATAAGACTGCGAGACATCACAATACGTTACGCGCTGTCAGAGTGTATGGATCTACCTGACAACATAACACGAACAATCAACACTAACTTGTCTAAACAGATACAGCAAAAATATAATCTCCTTGCTAAAGATTCTGTGTTGTATACAAAGACTGGCACAGTCAACGCGGTTCACGCGGGGGCTCGTGTCAAGAAGCTACTGCAGCTAGTTACAGGCGCAGTATACGACGAAGATAAGTTAGTGCAGTTTGTACACCAAGAACGTTATGACATAGTCATGACACTTGTAGATCAACGTGCACACTCTCTGGTAGCATTCAACTGGCGACACGAACGTGATGCTTTAGTTGAGCTAGCAGAAAAACAAGGTGTATCATACGAGATCATTGACGGTACGGTTAAACCCGAGAAGAGAAAAGATATCGTAACACGATACCAAGCAGGCCAAATTAAAATGCTATTGTGTCATCCACAATCAGCATCTCATGGTCTTACTCTTACAAAAGCTAACACAGTTATATGGTGTTCGCCTACGTACAACGCTGAACACTTTCAGCAATTTAACCAACGTATTCATAGAGCAGGTCAAACACAAAAGACTGAAACTATATTAATACAAGCTAGAAACACTTGGGAGCCCGAAGTGTATAACAAGCTTAATACTAAACTAGGGCGAATGGAAAATCTATTACACATTCTACAGGAGGTAGGACATGGCAAAGAAACTAAATGACTTATTAGCCGAGTACGGCAAAACGCGTGATGAGATAAAATCTCTACAAGCACAAGAAAAAGAACTAAACGTTATCAAGCGCGAGCTTGAATACCAAATTACTATTAGGATGCAAGAGGAAGGCCTCGATAAGATCTCTAATAGTGGTAGGACAGTCTCTATTAAACAAGAGATTGTGCCGACCGTAGAGGACTGGGATGCACTTCAGGACCACGTAGTTAAAACTAAACAGTTTGAATTACTCCAGAAGCGTATGTCAGCCACTGCGTATAGAGAGTTGATTTCATTAGGTACGGACGTACCTGGAGTGATCAGCACAGAGTTGACCCGTATTAATTACAGGTCAACATAATAATAACCAATAACGAATGACGAAAGGAGGAATAACGATGTCAAACGATATTAGCGTAGTAACGAGCAAGGTTCCAGCTCATGTAAAATCGGGATCAAAACTAGGTAATGAGAATGTACAATCTGAACATATCTCAGTACCAAGGGTAAAGCTACTTCAAAAAATGAATAACGAAGTTGACCCAAACCATAGTGAACATATAGAGGGCTGTAAAGAAGGCGACTTTATAAACACTGTGACTGGCGAAAACTACGGTTCATCTATGTATGTAGTCAACACTCACTTCAAAGAAGAGTTTGTTGTGTGGAGAAAGCGTGAAGAAGGTGGCGGACTTGTAGGGAACTTCCCAACAAGAAGTGAAGCTGAAGACTATCTAAGTGATAACAACTTAGAGATGGCTAAGCACGACATCACTCAAACGCAAATTCATACTTTACTTCGTTTGGATGATAAGACGTCAGAAGTATCTGATATACCTTTTCTATTTGATTGTGCTTCATCAAAGCTCAAAGTATCTAGAGAATGGAATACTAAGATAATGAAACAAGGCGGAGATAGATTCTCTTTCTTGTGGAAGATGTCTTCAGTCCCGCAAAGTAATGCAAAGGGCTCTTGGGTCAACATTGACATCACAGGTGTTGATTGGCTAAAAGACGAAATTTACCAACAAATAAAATCTTTCTACGAAAGAACATTCGTTAAGTAAATTACGTGCAATCTGGGTGCGACATTATAGGTCGCATCCACGATTGTGTTACACTTAATATGTGCGTGAAAAGGAGTTCATCAACAAAGTGCATCGACACTTATCTAAATCAATCTATCGTTGGAAAATTAACGACGCTTATCACGGCGGCGTACCAGACACATTTTACTCAGGTCGCAATGGCCATTGTTTTATCGAGTACAAATATAAAGAAAAATTACCTAAAAGAGATTCGTCTCAAATTATTTTGAACTTATCTCCCCAACAAAGAATATGGCTAACCCTTCAACATTCTAATAATGTTATATGTTATGCCGTGCTTGCCTCGAAAGATAAAGTTTTTGTAACCCAAGAATTTAATATGCCTGGCTTAACGTTAAAAGATTTTAATGAACAAAGTATTCCTTTCAAAGAATATATACAATTAATAGAAAATATAACTATAGGAGAAACAAATGACTGATTATGTAAACTCGCCACCTCATTATAATACTGGAAACGTGGAGTGCATCGTGGCAATAGAAGAAAGTATGACCCCAGAATCTTTTAAAGGATATCTAAAAGGGAACATTCAGAAGTACATGTGGAGGTATGAAGCCAAAAAAGGGCTACAAGACGTCCTTAAAGCTCAGTGGTACCTAAATAGACTGATAAAAACCTTAGAAAAAGAAGAATCTGTGTCTGACGCACAGGCAAGCCCGCCAGATAAATATTGATTTAATTGGACCTATGGCCTTAGTTACCCTAACAAAACCTCATACAAAGCATTGTGTGGGGTCATTTTTTGCCAGCTTTCTTATTTCTGGCGAAAGAACGGTTTTTTGATCGTCTTACTACTTTTAAGTTAGATTTCTTATTATTTTTAGGATTTCCGTCTTTATGATGCACGTCATTACCATCTCCCTTCTTAATCAACCCTAACCTTTTTGCCATTCTGTTAGCCGCATTACGCATTGCCCTCTTTTTTATTTGGGCAGGTTTGCCTTGGTAGTTCTTATATTCTTTTTTGTAGTCTCTTGCCATTTAGACAGTATACACCTTTAGCTGTTCTTCTTTGCCTTTTACACTTATAGTTCCAACATAAGTCATTTGGTCTAATACTTTATCGGCTGTAGTCTCTCCAATTAATATATCTACTCCTGCATCTTTAGTAGCTGATTCTAACCGAGCAGCTACATTTACTGCGTCACCTATTGCTGAATAATCAAATCTAGAGTCCGAGCCCATATTTCCTATAATCGCATCTCCAGTATTTAACCCTATACCTATTGCTATTGGTTCGGGCAATTCTTTTTGCAGCATGCGGATAGCCGTACGCATATCTCGGGCACAGGCGACGGCACGTGATTCATGTTCATCTAAATTGAGGGGGGCATTAAAGATGGCCATACATGCGTCGCCTATGAATTTGTCCACCATACCACCGTGTGCCTGTATACATTCTACTTGTACGGTAAGGACCTTGTTCATTATTTCAGTCACTTGTTCTGGTTCTAGTTTTTCAGATAAGTTTGTAAACCCACGTACATCAGTAAAAAGAAATGTACATGTTCTTCTTTCTCCCCCGAGCATCAACAGGTCAGGGTCTTTTTGTAATCGTGCAACCTGGCGCGGATCCAGGTAGTGCTCGAACTGTTTTTTAATCTGTTGTCTTAGTTTGTATTGTTCTCCAAAGCGTAACCAAAACTCTTGTACAGATATAAGTGTCATTGATATTACACTATAACTAAAATCTATAAGTATATTACTGCGTGCAAAATAGAATGCTAGAGCCATTGCACATACATACATAAACCCGACCCCCGCCATAGAACCTGCAACAGGTGCATTACGTATTATAAGTATTAGTAATAGTAGTGACCCTATTAATATAAGTAATTCGTATAGTAAAGCAGCCCCAGGTATCTGCGGTACATCCACAGTCATACTTTCTGCTAAAGCCGCTTGTACTTGATGTGGGTATTTTAGTCCTGCGGGTGTTGCTATTTGAGGCATGATACCTTTAGCAGTTACGCCAACAAACACAAACTTACCAGCAACATTCATTTCATCTAAAGTAGTGCTAGGCGTATCGACCCACGACACCCAACGTCTGCCTAGGCCATCTACAGGTATCTGTGCATAATTAGGTACAGTAAGCTCTGCTATTTGTCCTTGGTCGGTTTTAATTATATAAGTATCTGCTCCCCCCAACATCTTCATAACTTCTATACCAAAAGAAGGTGCCCACCCTCCTTCTGTCTGTACTAACAAAGGCAACCTACGTACTAAATTATCTACATCTGTTCGTGCAACTGCGATCCCCTGGTATGCAGAGTCTGCTAGCACAGGAACATTACCTAACACTCCTTCACTTTTATAAGCTTCTACAGGTATGCCATCACCTAATACAACTGTACCTGTAGTAGGCGGATATTTACCACTTGGATTTTCAAACATAGCAAGAACACTAGGGCTTTGTATAAGTACGTCTGCAAAAACTTGGTCGCCCCCAAATCTATCTTCTTGCGGAAAAGCAATAACCCAACCCACACCTATAGCTCCTGCTTCCATAATATCTAGATGTATTCGTGCAAGGTCTTGTCGTGGGTAGGGCCACCCGCCCGAAACTGCTAAGTCTTCTTCTGTTATATCTAACGTGGTAAACCAACCAGATGGATCTGGCGTTTGTACGAGTGCATCAAATGTTTTTAGTTTTACTATTTCTAACGCTTGCCAGTTAAATATTAAAGGTATTGCCAACAGTGGCACGGTTATTAAAGAAATCCATTTCTTCATTTTCTACTCCTTAGTTCTGTTGTTGAAAAAGAATGCTTACGGCTTGTATAAAAAACTTCGTGCATGCCTTTGCCAGTAAAGTGTTTATCTGTGTAGTCTTCTCCTATAAATCTAATATCTATATGAGTACTGTTTAGTAAGTCTAGTAAACTTTTTTCTGTGTCGTAAGGTATAACTTTATCTATATACTTAACTGCTTTTAGTTGCACATATCTTTCATAGATAGATTGAATAGGTTGATTTTTTTCTTGTCTGTCTAAAGAAGGGTCGGTTTGTAATCCGACTATAAGATATTTACAGTTTGCTTTAGCTTCTTTAAACATAACTACATGTCCTGCATGTAATAAATCAAAAGCTCCGCATGTAAATCCGATCATCCTGATCCCTGTGTAATCGTTATAGTAGAGTCGCCTCCACCGTTCACTAACACTTGTTGTGTCTTACCGTCCTGTAATAATATTATAGTATAGCCCTGCGATATGTTTAAGGTCAACTTAGTAGCCTGTGTTACTGCCCGTTCTAAAATAAGAGTATCGTCTTGTGTGAAAGTTGTTATCTGGGTAGTTAAGTCTTGGCCAAAGTTTGTACCCTGTACTAAAGAACCTGTAGCAAGAGCTTGATCCCCTAACGTGTCTAACTCTTGTATAACTGCAAGTAAGTCTTCAAAGAAGTTTACATCTAAGTAGTTTATATCGAGCTCACTAAATTCAAGAGAGTCTTCTGCTAAGTAATCAAACTCTAAATCTTCAAACTCTAAATAGTCTATATCTAATATCGCACCACTATTTGCGGACGTTGTGGATATCTCTGTGGATAACTCTGATTCGTCCGGAGGACTTACAATCAGCATGTTATCTATTATGTCTAACGTTAAATCTAAAATAACGGGTTTACTTGGCGTAGATTCAAACACATTAACAGTTGTAGCTTCATAAGGTTTGTTTAATGTGACCGTACCCATTGCGGTAGTAACAAGTATCTCACCACTAGATATTCCGTTAGCATCTGGTAATAATATGATAAGGGATCGGCCTAGTTCATCTACTGTAACAGTAAAGTCCGTACCCCTAATCGCTATATCTGCTGTAGGTGTGGATAACGAGATGTTCTTTTTGTCTATTTTTCCAAGCTTACTACTAACAAAACGTGCTGTGCCATTCGCAAAACGCAACGCCATCTTACCTTTAGATGGGTCAGGATCGTATATGTACTCAGTAATTACAAGTTTTGAATGTTCTGTTAGTCGGACAATAGAGTCGTCCAGGAAGGTAATACCTACACGTCCGTTAGTTGTACGAACGTCATCCATTTGTTGAATGTCAAAGTCTAACTTAGCACCGTAAGGTTGGTCCCTTAATACGCTAGCGTCTCCTTTTAGTTCTGATATACCACCAATATTAACAGCCGGTACTTGTGCCGCCGTCGTTTTGTATGACACAAACAGTGCCAGAAGAACCAGTAGAAATAATTTTAAGCCAGTCATTATCTAGTGTACTCTGTTGTTGTATGTTAAATGTTCTTGAACTTCCTGTTTGATCTAGGTAAAAGTACCCGCCGGCATATCCTGAGCCGTCAAATGTAACATTGTTAGAGTCACCATCTACATCTACATAAGATGTACCGCCATCATAATTAATATCAAAATCAAATGTATTACTAGAACCATTAATAATCCAGTCTAGGTCTAAAGTAGCAGCAAGTGCTGATGTGCCTACATTTAAAGTAAAGTCGTTGCTGTCACCTGTAACATCTACATTGAAGTCACCATCGTCAGCTCCGTAGGTATTAGTAGGGTCTACTTGAATAGTGAAGTCATTACTGTCTCCGTCAAACTCAAAGAAACCTGTAAAGTTATCAGCTAAGATGTCTCCTAAAAAGGTATTAGAACTACCTATTTGGTTTATATCTAAAGTCATAGTGCCTCCGTCTAGGTCTAGTGGTGTCATTGAACCTGCGGAAGATTGTAATCCTCCTATCAAGTTAGCCGAACCTAATTGTTCTAGGTCTAAATTTAGTGTGGCACCAGCCTGGTCTACATATATCTCGTTATCAGCCGCGTAAAGCGGAAATACAAGCATCGTCGCAATCAATATTTTTAAATTTTTCATCTATACTCCAATAGCCTGCCTCTGTACCCTCCTTGATTATTTGCAAGACTGCTGTTTCTATTGCGGCTCGTAAGGCTAATCCTCCGGACTCGTTTCTTACAACGCCACTTTCTATCTCGACTAGTTCTGTATTATCAGAAATAAATCGAAAAACATCGTTACTTAATGAGGCACTTAGTATTGTCTTTGTTACTAGTGTCTCTAGTAAAACCTTTCCTGATGTAACAGACACTAATCTAAGTTGTACTGTTACCGAATCTCTTCTGTAAGCTTTGGTTGCGCCAAGGCCTAAGTAACGTGCTCCGGCACCTCCAGATGTAACGTTACCCTCATATCCTATCACACCTCCCTCTATAATTAAACCAGCGAACAAAAGGGCCCCTAGTTCTGCGCCCTCATCTTTTTGTTCTCTAGTGCTTCTTATAATTTGACGTTCTTTAGTTAGGTTATCAAGTCCTACTCTTTCTACTACTGTAAAAAACCCACCATTATCAGAGCCAGCTTTATGTAAAGCTCTTATAAGGTAGGCACTTGGGAGTTGTGTTATGGCAGTAGAGAAAGAAGCATAACTTGAATTACTTAATCTTTGTCCAGTTTGATCTGTAAAACCCGTAGGGTATACAGCCACTACAGGTTGTCGTTTTGGTATACCAATAGAAGCAAGATTAGAAACTGCTAACGTTTCTATTTGGGCATTTTCAATCCTTTGGATTGGGCCTAGGTTATTTTCTATAGGGTCAAAAATTAAAGAAGCGCAACTAGAAAGTAAAAGAACCGATAGGAATTTGGATAATTGTTTCATTTCCGTCTGCATCTACAATAGTTAAAGTTATTATATCGTCTATTACACTGTAGGTAATCGTATTACCTTCTAACTCAATTGTACCACTATCGCTTGGAGTTTCTCCAAATAGAGCTTCTACTAGTTGCCTTGATAACTGCGCGTAGATTCTTGATTCTAAATTACGAACAAACCTAGCAAGTGTAGTATTTTCTTTATCTCTTTTGATTTGGTCTTGTAAAGCTTTTATCTCTGCTTTTATAGACATTTTCCTAGTGTACTCAACATTGTCTATTGTAAGGTAATGACTAGATGTATTTTCCCCAGAAAAACTAGGAGATTTAAACTTATGAGTCATTTGGTCTGCCCGTAAGTTTTGTGTGAATATGCCTATAATTAAAGCAACTCCTACAGCCATTACAAACCATAGAATTTTATCTTTTTCAGCTTCTTCTTTTCTACGTTTAAGTTCAGCCTTGCTTGGTCTACCTACTTTTCTTTTAATCTTTTCTTTGGTCATCTCTATCTGCTTTGGCTATTTTGTTGCTATCAATTAGCTGTGGCACTCCTAAAATAGTTTTAATCAACGTGTCTTGTCTAATGATTTCATTGTCTAAACTACGTATTCTATCTATTAATGCTACTAGTATTCCATGCTGTGAGTCAAGTTTTGTACCTAGTCTAAGTTCCATAGCGGTTATTTGTTCTGCTACTTTTTCATCTACCACGTCTAATTTAGTTTCCATGCCGTCAACTATTCGCATTATTAATTGATATATAAACCAACCTAACCCTAAAGCTGCTGCTATAGGAAAACCAACCTGTTGGATAACAGTTACGACATCGCTCATTTATCTTTGTCGCTAGTATTGGAGGCCCCAAAATAAAAAGATATGATTGCAGATGCTAACCCACCTAAGTAACCTAGCACTAAATTAATTAGGGCCTCGCTGTTTTGTTCTGGTGGTTGTAATGTAACTAAAAATATATAACCCATAAACCCACCTACAACTGCTATACCTATGATACGAGCAGTCCAATCTTTAGAAAAATGTTTACGTGCGTCTTGTTTTTCTTCTGATTCAAGTTTGTATATATCTACGTCAAGCTGTTTCATCTTTGCTTCAAAGTCTGCTTCAGCTTTTTTAATTTCTAATAATTGTTCTGGGGTTGCTGCAGCTATACCTTTTTCTAAAGCCGCTGGGGTATTTTCTACGCCTAAAACTTTTGATATAACATCACCGGCCATGCCACCCAATGGGCCACCTAGTGCAGTTCCTAATGTTGGAGCTACGCTCCCTACTATGTTAGCTAATAACTTCTTCATATTTTCCAAGCTTTAATAGCTCCTCCTTGTTTGCTAAGTGCTCCGCTTCAATATCATCCTTGCTTTGGCCTGTGTAAGCAACAGCAAGATAATTATTTATAAGCGCCTGGTTTAGATCTATGTCATCTGCAACGATAACGCCTAGAACTCTACCGAACTTCCCTTTCTTGTCTAGTTTTGTTTGTATTATTAAATTATCAGCATGAAGTATGCTGTCAGATAAAAACTTCCCAGCTAGTTTACCTCTAGCTTTTTCATCTAAATCACGTGTTCGTGATTCTGGTGTATCGATCCCGTATAAACGTACACGAGATTTATAAACTATATCAAAACCTAAGTCTATTTCAGCATCTACCGTGTCACCGTCTACAACTCTAGTTATATTACACTTATACTCGTACATTACTTACCTACTTTAGCTTGTGCTTTTTTATGAGCTTTTCTCATAGTGTCACCCATAAGCATACGTCTTTTCATAAATTTCATATGTCCAGCAGTGTGGTGTTTAGAATGCCTTTTAAGAGAAGCTTCTTGTCTTTTAGTAAGAGACTTTTTCTTTATAGGTTTTTTTGCTGTTTTTCGTTTATATGCCATGTCTTATATTATCACGTTCCATCCATTTCTGCATAGCCATAAAGCTGCCAGGTATAGAAGCCATCTAGGTCTGCAGTGGTTGTGCCTGCTTTAAACCAATCAATCATTTGATCGTTCGTAACATTAGCTATTTCTATAAAACTATCTGGTAGCGCTTGGCTTTGTAAAAGACCATAATTTAAAGCTCGTGTTTCTTGTGTAGTTATAGTTTTAGTATCATCCGCTTGATCTACTGCAGTTATATTAACAGTTACCTGAGCTACAATTGGAGTCCTGTCAGTACCACTTTTAAAAGTAGTTTCGCAGTTTACAAACTCATATGTATAATCAAAATTATGTAGTGCCATTATGCTATTCCTTTTTCTCTACCTTTAACTCTGTTTAAAGATAACCTATCTACTATTGTAAGTGTTTTAATAATGTTGTGGTTTTCTGTAGTATTAAAATAACTAGTGTGCGGGCATTTATCACTAACACTAAACTCTATTTCTTCTGGAACTAAAGGCCAAAGTTTACACATTAGGGGCCTTGTATCACCTAACGTACAACCATCTTCAGCTAAAAACTTACACTTATACATACCATCCTTAGCTGTATACGTAATGCTATCAAATCCGAAACGTTTTATTTCTGCTTCTGTTAAAAATACAGCAGGTCGAATTGGTTTTGTTT